GGCAACGATATTAAGATTACGGCGTTTGCGGACGAGTCCACCGGGGGAGCGTGGGCGGATTATGAGGATCCGACGGCGACGTTTTCCTTGTCCGAAGGTTTCCCACGCCGTGTGAGCCGTGGAACACAGAATCTTGAGGTAGTCCACCGGATCGCCGCCGACCTGCGAGCGGATGCCGCCACCTGGGGACGCTACGACGGGAAAACGGATGAAGCGGCGTTCCTGGTGAATGTGGGCCGCAATGTTGCCCTGGTGAAGAGTGCCCTGATGCACCTGCCCGCCGGGTACCGCGTGGCCGTGAAGCCCTACATCGACCGGTTGCAGATTCTGGCGGAGCTGGCGGCCAAGGGGAAGATTGATGAGACAAGAATGGTGAATGCGTTTGCCCGCCGGGAGATTAAGCGGGAGATGGCGGAGGCGACCCGGGAGGGGATGGAGGAAGCAGAGATTACAGCCAGGGTCACGGCTGCCGGCACAGCCTGGGAGAAGGGTAAGAAGCCAACGCAGAAGTTCGCCAAAGAGGTGTTTGAGGATGAGATGGAGAAGGTACGCAAGGCCTGGGCGGAGAAACGTTTACACGAGCTGATGGCCGAGGTGATGGAGAAGGCCGCCGGGAAACTGGAAGCGCTGGCCAAGGATGGAGTTTCCGCCGGCATGGCACGGATGCTGGACCAGGTTCTCACTATCCGCAAGAAGAACGGGAAGCAGCAGAAGGGGAAGGTTTCCATGGAGGCTTACGCCTATTTAACGGATCAGGTGGTGCCCCTGCTCCGGATGACGGCCATGGAGAAGGAGGCGGCGATGAATGAGGCTGCCGCCGAGCTGGATAAGCTGGAGAAGGAGAACCCCGACCAGATGGACGGCGAGGCCGTGTCCAGGATGGAGGAGCTGCGTGAGGAGCTGACCCGGCTGGCCCTGTACGGGAATCTGGAGGGGATGAGCGTGGACGAGGCGCAGGCCGCCGCGAAGGCGCTGGAGATTTACATCAATACGGAGAAGGAGGGATGGGCCGCCGTGCAGGAGGCCGCCGCCGAACGGCTGAATGCGATTGGAAGGAGGATTGTGGAGAGGTTCAACCAGACCGGGAAGAAGGCCGATGAGAATACGCTGCGCGCCGCCAATGAGAAGTTCCACGGGAAGGTGAGTTTCAAGAATTTCGGCGATTTCATGGAGAATATGGACCAGCTGCTGACGCGCATGGGAACGATGCCCGCCCTGCAGGAGTTCACGACCGATATGCGCAGCCGGCTGACGAATGCGTTCCAGCAGATGCGGGATGCCCGCGGGCTGCGTGCCGCCGCTGTGCAGGATCTTTATGAGAAACATCTTACGGAGAAGGTGATGAAGGCCAGGAAGGTTGGCAATATGGCTGGATGGGTGACGTGGTTTAAGACGAGCCACGATACAAAAGTCCGGCTGAATGGGTGGATTACGCAGACGGCGCGGCTGACCTTGGAGCAGGCCCGGGAGGTGCGGGAGATGGATGCCCGGCAGAGGAAGGAGTTTATCCGGAAGCGATGGGAGGAGGGGATGGAGTATTTTTCCGAAGAGACGCTGGACCTTCTGTTGGCCCGCTTGCGGGAGCATGAGGAGGCCGCGGCCCGGGCGAGGGCTGAGGGCAGGAGGCCGGTCTACCGGAAGTATGTGACGGCGAAGGCGTCTTTTAAGGGGGAGGAGGGTTCCCCGCTGGTGTTGAGCCGGGATAATGCCCTGTACCTGGTGCTGCAGTCCGAGCAGGAGGATTACCGGGAGATGATGAAGCAGCAGGGGTATACGCCGGAGGTTATTTCCGCTTTGCGCGAGTACGTGGGGGAAGAAGGCATGGCGATCGGCTACGGGCTGCGGGAGCTGCTGAAGGCCCAGGGGGATAAGATCGGGAAGCTGTACGAGCAGGTGACGGGCGTTCCCTTCCCCCGCGTGGAGAATTATTTCCCTGCCCGTTTCTGGGCGCTGGATGCGATGAGTGATGCGGATGCGGCGGATATGATTTCCGGCGTGCCGAGCACGAAGGGGGGGAACCAGGGCTGGCAGAGGGTGAGGACGAAGCATCACCGGAGGCTGGATACGAGCGTGGGGGCGCTTTCCGTGTTCTGGGAGGCGACGGATATGACGGACCACTGGTATTACACGCAGGATATTACGGCGGATTTCCGGGGGCTGTTGCGACGCCGGGAGGTGGCCGAGAGCCTGGTGGCGAATTTGGGGAAGGATGATTTTGTGAGGCTGCGCCGCTGGGTGGATTTGCTGGAGCGGGCCGGCGTGGTTCAGGGGCAGGCGGTGGGTTCCCTGGATAAGCTTCTTAATGCCGTGTATTCCGGGCAGGCGAAGGCGATTCTGGCATTCCGGTTTGAGACGCTGATGAAGCAGGGGTCCGCCGTGCTGAATGCGTGGATTGGAGATCCGAGCATCGGTTTCTGGGATTACCTGGGGACGATGGCGAAGATGCGTAACGGAACGGCGGAGATGGGGGTGATTAAGATGATGAAGAGCGCCGAGTTCCAGGCGCGGCTGAATGACCGGGTTGACGTGGAGACATTGTCCCGCCTGAGGGATGATTCCTCCTACACGCTGGCGGAGGCCGCGCTGGTGTGGGGAATGAACGGGATTGAGTACACGGATGTGTTTTTCAATGCTGTGGGGTCCGCCGCCCTCTGGAATATCAAGTACCGGCAGGCCGTCAAGGCGGGCGTGGAGGAAGGGAGGGCAAAAGACGAGGCGTGGCAGGCGGTGAGGAATGCGCTGCATTCCGCCCAGCCCCAGACGTGGATTGACAAGTCGTTTGGCGGCCTGCACCGCGGCGCTTGGGGACGCGCTATTTTCTACATGATGAGCGAGAATTACAATAAAACGGCTGCGATTTACGGACTGGCACGGGCCGGGTTTGCCCCAGGGGTGACGCCCAAACAGCGGTGGGCTTCCTTATCCAAGGCTGGAAAGGTATGGCTGGCCTACGGGGCGTTTAACGCCATCATCGGCGCCATGCTGGATTACATGAAGGATGATGAAGAGGAGTGGGAGAAGCGCGATTGGCAGGGGTACTTGTTCGCTGCCCTGGCCGGTCCTATTGCCGGGATGCCGCTGGTAGGGGAAGCCGTAGAGTGGCTGTTTTCCGAGTTGTTGGGGGCCAAGGTGTACACAGGTTCCGCCGGCCGCGCCCTGATTGATTTCCGCTCAGGCTGGAATGCCGCCTGGAAGCTGGGCGAGATGATGCAGGAGGGCGGACATGAAGCCGGGGATTACATGAAGCAGGTGATCCGGCTGGGACGCGTGTTTGGCGCGGCAGGCGGGATTGCCAGCGGCATGGCGAATAAGACGATTCAGACTGCCGGGCAGTATATGACGCTGGGGGCTGCTCTGATGAATCCGGTGAAGACTGTGGCGGATGTGGTGGATTGACGGTAAAAAGCCCTCCTCCCTGGAGGGTGGGGAGGAGGGATATTAGATTACTATTTATTAGCCCCGCCACAAATCTTGCAATTCACACCGCTAGGCGTATCACTGGCATGTCCTTTGCAAGCTCGATAATATCGGCAGTTTTTGTTATGGGTCTTGCCCGTTGAGCTGATCCAGTACGTTTTTTCTTCCGCTGCCGGTTTGTCCGCTGGTTTCCGGTGGTAGTGGTATTCCCCCGTTTTGCGGTTGTAGTGACCGCCGTTGGCGTCCAGGCCGCCAGGGTGCGCGCCTGCAAGGGAAGTGAGAGAGATGAGTATTAAGGGAAGGAGTGAGGTTATTTTCATGGCATTTTGAGATAGATATGGGTTGCATCCAGTTTCCAGGCCCCATCACTTGCCAGACCGACGGCAGGCAATAGAAGGAGACATCCGCCCACTGCGTCAAGGATGCCTGTGGTGGATATGCTGTAGTTAATAGCGGCGCAAGCGGTCCGGTTTCCTTTGGTAGCCGTAATGGTGTGACTTTCTCCTTTGGAGAGATGCGCCGTAGCCTGGCCCTGCCCCAGATAAACGCCGTCCGCACGAATTTCCGCGTCTTTTTCCGAGGCAGTGATGGTAACGGGTTGCTTTCCTTGAACAAGAAGGGAGCAGGAGGATAGAAGAGGAAGGGTAACGGCCAGAAGAGTGACCGTTACCCAAGAGAGCAGTCTCTGTTGAGAGAACATGAGAGGGTTTAATTTTTTCTCATGATGGGATCACCTTCCGCAACGAAGGATTCCTGCCCGTAAATGAAGGGTATATAAAACCATTTCCGTTCAAGCGTAGCATTGGCGAGACCAACACAGTTGGGACCATTTTTTTCAATGGCGTTATCAATGGCTTCTTTCATGTCAGGAATGCCTGTTGGGAAGAAGATGATGACATGTTTTTTGTCTTCCCCTTTAGAACGGACGTTGTAAGTGGTGGTATACCCGGCGGTGTGCTTCAGGTCCATGTTTTTGGTGGAGGCGACGGTGAGGTCCGCCACACGGGTGGTGCACGAGACGGCCAGGAGAGCGAAGCCAGCTAACAGCAAGTGTTTTATCTTCATATCCATACAGTTTGAGATGTTTTAGTTCTGCATGCAATATGTTTTCATAAGATATATATGTTATGCTTGTTACGTCTGCATTTTTTATTCTCCTAACAGATAATGTATATTTTTTGTAGGGAGTGGCGACAAAAAAGCCCCTGACCCGGAGACCAAGGGCTGAACAGGAGCGCTTTTCTGGAAGACCAGGCTGCCGCCATAGTATGGCGACAAACGAGACGAAACGACTCTGCCCGGACAGAAAAAATGTACAGGATGTGCTCCGGATGGCAAGCTTGATTATAAAACCTGGACATGTATGATGTGCCCGCCGGTTGATCCGGAGCGGCAGGGAATGAGCCCTGACGTCAGTAGAAAGGAATTAACAATGACTTGATCAAATATATTGACCTGTTGCAACGGCTGATTGAGCTTCTGATAGTTCTGTTCAGCTAACAAAAGGCCCCGGCTGCTGGAACAGCCGGGGCCAATGTTTTGGAAAGGAATCAATGATTGAGACTACATTGACCTGTTGCGTCTTTACTATGCCCTTTCCTCCGGATTTGTCAAGCCGGCGTTTGTCAAGCTTTCTCCCACCTGTTCAGGGTTTCCACATAGATGCCGGAGATTTTGCCGCCGTCCATGGGTTCGATGTCTCCGAAGTCGGGGTTCAATCATTTTTGCTTTATTGCATTCTCAAATTGTTTTATTATTTTTAGAATATGTTTCTTAAAATCTGAATCATTTAATTCATCCAAATGGTCGTCCATATAGAAATAGATACCAAAAATATTGTCTAACATAACGTCAGTGAAAGGAGATAATTCTGGAACGAGAAGTCGCGCTCGACGGAATCGAGCTAGTTTTTTTCTTTCATTTTCATTTTCTTTTTCTTTTTCTTGTTGTTTGCGTTTGGCTTCTTCCTCTGGAGAGAAAGGGAATGAGGCCAGAACATTATTAATTTCTTTAAGATGTTGTTTGTAAAATGTTTTGAGAATGGATCTCTTATAATCACTCATTTCGTATTCATATTCCAGAACATCGCCTTTTTTATTCAGAAAGAAAAGTTTATAATTATCTTCCTTGTAAGGTTCAAAAAGCGTATAGTGCAGTAATAATGGAGTAAGATACAGGCGTGAAGCATTGTCTACGAAAGGTTCTGAGACATAGGCATCAATCCATTGATTGGATTTACCTTCTTTCCAATTGATGATTTTTTTATAATAAGGGAAAGTTATTTCATCAACTTTTTTCCACATCAAAACATCGTTTATCGTTTTTGTCGTCGGTTTTTCTCTATCAGAAAAATCGGAAACGGATTCTTGTTGTTTCCGATGTTGCTCTTCCGTTTTGAAAAGTTGAATAGCTTGATGAATTTTGTTATAAATGTCGCACCATTGCGAATTTATTCTTTTCTCTATTGAACTATCATTTAATTCACATTTTTGGGTAACAGTTCGAATCATTTTCACAAAATCATCCTTAACCAAGGTGGTGTATTGAATGGAGTTAATAGGAGGAATTGGGGAGTCTAACCCAATCAATAATGGGCACACTGCACCTGTTTTTGCGTGGAGGTAGCCAAGTTCATACAAGAGCCATGGTTGGTGTTGAGATCTTTCAGTGACACAAACAATTCCGGCTTTTACTTGATTCATGGCATTATGAATAGCGGTGAAGCCCGGTTGTCCTTTTGATATTTCATTGCTGATGAATGGTTTGAACTCTGGGTGAATTTCCGGTAAGATATCAAGCAAAATATTAGCTATACGATGGCTTAAACTATCAGTTCCTGCCCAACTAAGGAAGACATTATATTTCTCTTTCCCCATAGTTATTTATCCTCCTTTTCTTCTTCGAGTTCGAGGGCTTCAAGAGCGAGAGAGTAGGCGCCTTCCAAGGTTTTGCGGGCGGAGCGCAGTTTGGCTTTCAGGCGGGTGATTTCCTGCTGAGCTTTCAGGAGGGTGTTTGTTTGTGTGTCGGTTTCAGAGTCACTATCCACTCCCCAAAGACAATCCATGGTGACTCCAAAAATACGGGAAAGCTGATAAAGTGCCGCAGCCTTTGGTTCGCTTTTTCCTTTTAGGTAGTCTGATATTGCACCTTGAGAAACCCCGCTCATTTCTTGTAATTGCATTTGAGTTAAAGATTTAGATGCCATAAAAGAGCGAAGACGATTAGCGAATACGGTGTTTCTGATATTTTTGTCTTGCATTTTCATCTGTATTACCGTAGTTGTTTTTCCGTAAACGACATTGCACGTCCAACCGAGGACGTCAAAACCGCCGAATCTGTAACAGAAACAGCATACCAGACGATGAACAATACTCAACAGGAAACCGATAATGATACCGGGTTTGTGTTAACCCGGCAGTACCTTTACGACAAAGGCTATAATTACAGTTCCGTGACCAGGGCTTTGCTGGTGAGGGAAGGGATTGAGGTGTCAGACCAGACGATCAGGCAGATTTGCAAGGGGACGCGGACGCCGAGGCCGGGATTGATTGAGGCCATCAAAAGACTGCCGAAGGTTGTTGTGTGCTAGTCCCGCCCGAAGAACCCCAAGAAGCCCGCGGCATGAATATGAAAACCTCCCCCCAGGAAAGAACCATGAATACAAATACTGAATTACCGAAGAACGCGAAGCTGCTTACCGTGGAGGAAGCGAAGGAGCTAGTGAATAATAATTACCGCTATTATGTTAATGGTGATGGTCTGGTAAAAATACAATATTCCATCTCTCCGCAACCTCTACATGGAACGGAGTTTCTTGTAGTTGGAAGTGAAGAAGGCAAATGCCTTATCGTCCAAAGAAAGGAATTTTCAGCTGCGATAAAATCGCAGACAACTTGCGATCAATAGTTTCGGCCTGAGATTTGCTTGCTGTGTTTTTCTTTAATACATCAACATCTTTTTTCAGTTGAATGATTTTTCCATTTATATCTATAAGGGCCTCTTTGACAAATTGCTGAAATTGATATTCTTCCATATTCATAGCGGACTAATAATAATAAAATAAGACTATTTCACAATCATAAATGCTGCCAGGGGAATACGAAATCCATATTCATAGCACTCTATCCCTCAAAGCGAAAGCAGGTAGCACCAATTTCCAACAAATAACCAATGATGAACTGGACTGAATTTATAGTTGTGACGCTGCTTAACCTGGCAGGCTACCTGTCCGCGTTGATGCTTGGTATCAGCCTGGGAGAGAAACACATCATACGCCAGGTAAACAGAACCCTGGATCAGATGAGAAAGGAGCGGGCATGATTATCGAATACGACGACGAAGACCGGTGCATCCGGGTGGACGGTGAACCTATTTCCTACGGCGTCGCGGTTGGACTCCTGGAGCAGATAGAGCAGGCCATCGACGAGTGGGATTTTGACCACGCCCCCCAGTGCGACAACCCCGACGGACACTACGACGACTGAACCATGGAAGAAGCCCTGATCGAAGAATTGAAGCTGCTCGGCTGGCACGAGCTTTAACTAATCGCCCGGCCCAGGTGGGGCCTAAAAACCAAAATACACAAATCGGTAGATAAGAATAATACGGTCTGGCAGGCGCGGGGCATACCCGTCCGGGCGGCCATTTTAATTAACCGAACATGAGCACGAATGAAAAAACGTTGAAGAGTCTGGCGGAGGCCCTGGAAACCATAGCCAGGGTGCTTAAGGAGGCTGCTTCTTCTCCTGTGCCTTCCTCCCCGGAGGCGGCGAGCGTGGGATTATTGCCTGATTCCGACGAGGCGCAGGCGATTGCCGCCTTCCGCGGCAAGGTAGTTGTCACTTTGGATGACGTAAGGTTCATGACGGGCTGGGGAAGAGAGCGCATTCTTGCCCTTGTCCAGGATGGCAGCATTCAGGCGTTGCCCGGAACAGGAAGCGCCGGATGCCCCTATGAGTTCCCTGCCCTGTCTGTATGGCGCTATATCCACCAGCAGGATCATGCACAGAAGCCTCAAGTGAATGGAGTGGATATGAATATTCTTCCCCCGCGCAGAAGAAGAAAGGGGGCTGCGGCATGAATACCTTTTTCAAGTTTTTGGGTGCCTGCTCCTTTGGTCTTTCCGCTGCGTGCCTGTTCTGGCTGGCGGTGGAGCTGGATAACGCCGAGCTGCAGGCCGGCAAGAGCCCGCATTCCGGGTTTTGCCCGGAGTCTCCCACTCCCATGAAAGCTTTTGACGGTTTGGAAAAACCGTCCCGCCCTCACGGTATGAGGAAACGCAATAACCAATAGAATACCAATACAATGGACAATACCGAAGAAAAGAATGCGCAGTCCTGCACGCCGGACGAAGCCTGCTGCTGCGATACTGTTGCATCCACAAAAGAAGAAATCAGCGCCGCGCTTGATAACCTTGTTGATTTGATTAAGCGTTACGATGGGCGCGCTATTTTTTCCGCCTTTTTGGAGGTCCCGGAAGAAAGAAAAACTCGGCACATATTAGAATCCTCCAGCTCCGTTTTTCAGTCTGAGAGAATGAATTTCAAAGTTTACGGGTGGACGAGCGCTTTCGGCTATCTTCTCAAAGCAGGCGAATGCTTTGAGGGCAATGTAAAAACTATGGGAGAAGCCGTCCGTTTGTTCCTTGAACAACAGCAAAAAACGAAAATGAAGGATCGGATGAATCCCATTGCCACCATGCACGGAATCGCTGGATGCGAGTGCGAGGAATGCGAAGACTGATTCGTCATCTATTATTAACTATTAGATCATCAATATTATGAGTGAAGTAACTAAACGACAAGTGCCCGGAGATGTCTTTTTCGAAGGACTTTCCGAGATTAACGAAGGGGCCCTTTTAGAAGCCCTGGACACCAAGATGACCAGCCTTGTTTCCGCCGTGCTGGCAACCGGGAATAATGGATCCCTGACTCTTAAGCTGTCCGTGAAGCGCAAAGGCGGCGTGAATCAGGTGGTGATTGAGCCGAAGGTTACGGCCAGCATCCCGGATCCGACGATTGCCCCGCGCATCATGTTTGCCGATACCTCCGGCGCCCTGCATACGGACGACCCCGCCCAGGGGAAACTGGACCTGGATGCTCCTGTGAAGGTGACATTCCCGGCTGCTGCCGATGTTGATGCCGGAGTCCCCGCCAAGGTAGCTAAGCGCGCCTAAGTTCCCAACAACCACATAACAACATAAACATTATAGAATTAAATTATATGGATAACTTGAACGAAGAAACTCTGGCAGCCGTACGCGTGCAGGAAGTGGCGAATGGCCGTGCCGCCGTCGTGCCGGATGGATATACCCTGTATCATCTGGATTGCCTGGGCAATACGCCCCCTCGCAAGGCCGGCAGTGTTCAGCTGCTGGACCTGGAAACGCTGGCAGATTTCGTGAAGGCGGAAGATGCCGAAAATGGCGTCAGGAGCGTGATTTACGTGAGCGACAGAGAAGTAAACGCCGTGCTCAATTATTATTCCCCCGATGGTAATGGATGGGGGGACCACCAAGCCACTATGCAGCTCAACAAGACGGTGGAATGGGAGAATTGGACCAAATACGACGGACAAGCTATGTCTCAAAAGGATTTTGTTGAATTCCTTGAAGAGAACAGCAAGGATGTGATGAAGCCCACCCCGTCTGAAATGCTGACGCTGGCGAGCAAGTTCGACATGCACCGCAAGGTGGAGTTTAAGTCCGCCTACCGGGCTTCCGACGGCGAAACGAAGCTGACTTATAACGAAACGGTGGATTCCAAGAGTGGAGAATTGAACGTCCCCCCGGAGTTCACGATTGCGATCCCGGTTATTCGGGGCGCTGAAGGAGATACCACGTATCAAATCAAGGTGCGCCTGCGTGTGCGCCTGGCTGATGGGAAGCTGTATTTTGTGTACCAGCTTGTCCGCGCGGACATCCCGGAACGCAATGCGATTAAGGATATTGCCGACAAGCTGGCAAAGGATCTGCCGGAGAACCGGATTCACCGCGGCGCCGTGTGCCTGTGTACGAAATCCTCCTTCACCGGAGAAATCGACCGATAAAGTGAGTTGGCCGGGGCCAGCGCCAACTGGTCCCCGGCCTGTTATCAATAGCTAACCAATAGAATACTAATAACGTGAATACCAATACAACAAACGAACTTTCCAATCAAGCGCCGGGCAATCCGTTTGCCGTTCAGGCTTCCGCCGGAAGCGGGGCCCTGGCTGCCATGACGAGCAATGCAGCCGTTACTTCCGTGCTTGCGTCGATCTGGATTGCCAAGCAGTTTCCGCGGAATTTGGCCGAAGTGACCTTGAGGATGAAGCAGGCTTGCGATCAACCGAAATTGGCGCAGTCCGCCACTTATTCCTACCCTCGCGGAAATACGACCGTGACGGGCCCCAGCATCCGTCTGGCGGAGGCGCTGATCGGGGCCTGGGGGAATGCGGAAGCCGGATGGAAGGAGGTTGCCCGGCATTGGGATCCCAAGGGCGCGGATGGAAGCGGCTGCAATGTGTCCGAATGTCTTGCCTATTGTTTCGACAAAGAGACCAATGTCAGGAGGGAAATTGCTTTTTCGGTTCCTCACACCCGCGACAAGAACGAGTATGAGGGGGGCAGGAAGGTGATGAAACGTGTTGCTTTGGACAGCGAACGGGATATTTACGAACTCTGCGCGAATATGGCTTCCCGCCGAATCCGCGCCTGCATTTTGCAGGTGCTTCCCGGGTGGCTGACGGATGAAGCTATGGAAGCTGTGAAGATTACGCAGGAGAACGGATTCAAGCGGAGTAAGGATGATATTCTCCGCTCTCTGGAAGCTAATTTTTTAGTCTATGGAGTGACGCGTGCCCGGCTTGAAGCCAGGTTGGGTCACAAACTGGAAGAAATGTCCGTAAATGAATTGCGGGATTTGAGCAATGTTTATAACGGCATTGTTGAGGGGGTAAGGAAGGTTAGAGACGAGTTCCCCGTAGATGACCAGCCCGCCCGTGACCCCTCCCTGCCGGAGACTCCTGCATCTGCCCACGCTCCAAAGGCAGCTCCCAGGACGACGCAGGCCCCGCCGCCTGTAACCGCACCGGCGCCGGAAGACGGTATTCCCGGACTGGATGTGCCGGAGGATGTGCCTTCCTTTGGTTCTTTTGAGCATTAACTCCTGACTTGTTGACGATGATGGACGCAATGGAAATGATCAGGGATGAACGTCAGGGGCTGCCCAGCGCGAGCGGGATGCAGCGGCTTTTCCTCTGCCCCGGAAGCTGGAATGCAGAAAGGAAATGCCCGATAGACGAAGAGAGCGAGGACGCCGCCATGGGAACTATCCTGCACGCTCACATGGAACAGGGGACGATGCCGGAAGACCCGGAGGACGCCGAGGCTGTGGCCTGGTGCCGCGAGATGGAAAAGGCCCTGTGTGAAAAGCACTTGGGGATGAAAGAAAACTGGACCGATGTTCAGACGGTGCGGGAAGTGCGTCTATTTGAACGGGACCGTCTGTTTTCCGGAAAACCGGACATGGTGGCTGTTTGGGACCGCAAGGCTTTGGTGGTGGATTACAAATTTGGACGCATTCCTGTTTCTCCAGCGGAGTGCAATTTGCAGTTGAGCGCCCTGGCCGTGCTGGTGATGGATGGGCACGAGGCGTACCATGCGGATGAGGTGTTTGTGTGCATTTTGCAGCCTTACGCGAGCCGGAAGGAGCCTGCCGTTTGCCGGTACACCCGCGAGAGCGTGGAGCAGGCGCGGGCGTTTTTCCGGGCCTGCATTGAGCAGGCGCAGGATGAGCACGCCCCGTTGAAGCCCAGCGAGAAGGCTTGCCGGTATTGCCGGGCCCAGTCTTCCTGCCCGGCGGTGAAGCTGGCTTTGGTGCAGGTGACGTCCGGGGATTTGACGGCGGCCTGGGAAGAATGGTCTCCCGAAAAACGGAGGGAAGCCTACGATCTTGCCAAACTGGCGAAGAAGTGGGCGGCTTCCGTGGAGTCCAAGGTGAAGGCAGATCTGCGGGCCGAGGTGGAGATTCCCGGTCTGGTTCTGGCTCCCGGCAAGAAGGCGTTTACGGTGACGGATGCCGCGGCGGCTTTTCAAATTCTTAACGGTTTGTTCCCCGACGACATCACGGCGCAGGCGTTTACGGCCTGCTGCAAGGTAGGGATTACCGATCTGGATAAGCTGGTGCATTCCGTGCGTAAGGCTGCGGATGCCGGCGCCAAGGTGGCCGAGTCCAAGGATTGGCTGCGTAAGACGCTGGCGGGATGCGCGGAAGTGAAGGTTTCTGACGGATCCGTGAAGGAAGTGGAAGGAGGTGCGGCATGATGACCACGCTGACCATTTCTTTGCCCCACACTCCCCGGTGTTTGTCCCCCAATGCGAAGGCCCCTCTCACGCAGAGGGGGGCCATTGTGGCCGGTTATAAGAAGACGGCTGCCAAGAGCCGCGCCCGGAATATAGCCTGGGGCAGGACTTGTGAAGCCCTGAATGGCCGGAGGATGCAACCGACGCATTACCGGGTGATCTGGTTTTTCAAGGGACCGAAGCCGGACGCGGATAATTGCCTGGCGCGCTGCAAGGCGTATCTGGACGGGGCCTGCAAGGCTATGGGCATTGACGACAGGACGCTGGATTGCGCCGGGATTGAGCGGATTCACGACCTGGGACGCGCCGGACAGGTGGAAATCGTGTTTGAAAGGAGGCTCGCATGAAACTGACGCCTGAACAGAAAGCTTTTTACGAATACGGAAAAGCAGTCGAAACTCTCGAAACCAGAATTGAAAGGATTCGCAATAACGCCCGAATACGATTTAAAATGGAATATCACGAGCTGCCACTTCAATTTCGCGGAGGCTTATGGGACGACTTTAAGTTGTACAATGTTATCGGTGACGTCCGCCGGAAGCGGGCCGCGTGCAGGGCGTGGGTGCATCCTATGCGACGGAGATGCTCGAACTGTAAACATGAGCTAACGCAGTACAAGTTCTGCGCAGCCTGCGTCCATGAAGGATGGCCTGTTTACTGGGAGCCAAGAAAGGAGGATGAGTGAAAGTCTGTGTGAATTACAGTGGTGGCCTTATGTCTTGGGGTGCAGCCAAGTTAGCCGTTGATCAGTATGGGCCGGACGAAGTAGATTTAGTCTTCGCCGACACCGGGATCGAAGATGAAGATAATTACCGCTTTATCGTCCAAGGTGCGGGTGCCTTGGGATGCCAGCTTCACATTGTCCGTATGCGCGGCCATAAAGGAGCGAAAAATCCGGATGCTTATATTACTCCGTGGGAACTGTGTACTGGGCAGGATGGTTCAGGCGGAGAGGGCATGATGGCAAATTCCCGCGTGGGATTTTGCTCAATATTGCTCAAACGTAAACCGCTAGACACATGGATGCGTAAGCATTGCACACCAGAAACTCGTATCGTTATTGGGTTTAACATTGAAGAAATAGAACGGTGTGAAAGGCTCCGAAAAAACAAACCGGAATGGAACTGGTGGTTTCCACTGGCTGAAAAACCTTATTCCTACTGCGAGATTAAAAGCTGGTTGGAAGGATACAATGTCAGGCTTCCAAGGTTATACGACATGGGTTTTAACCATGCAAATTGCGGCGGTTTTTGTTTCAAAGCGGGTATTGGTCATTTTGTAAATCTTTTGGAAAAGATGCCGGAGAGGTTTGCCTTCCATGAAAGGATGGAACAACGATTTCGAGATTCAACCGGGAAACATAATACCATTTTAAGGAGAACTGTTAACGGGGAAAAGATATTTTATCCTCTATCTCAACTCCGCCAAGACTACCTTCAAGGTTTGGTGAGACCCTCCGATTTTCGAATGCCGTGTGAGTGTGGAGTCATGTGGGAACAGCCAGAATTTAACCTGATGAATGGAAAGGAGGGAGAGTGAATGAGCTACATCTTTTCGCGGGCGCTGGTGGAGGCATACTTGGAAGCGAGCTGCTCGGATTCCGCACCGTTTGCGCTGTCGAACTTGAACCCTATCCCGCAAGCGTACTGCTCGCCCGACAGAATGACGGCTTACTCCCGCCTTTCCCGGTTTGGGATGACGTACGAACCTTTGACGGACGACCGTGGCGCGGCCTTGTTGACGTGGTATCTGGAGGCTTCCCGTGCCAGGACATTTCAGCCGCAGGAAAAGGCGCCGGCATTGACGGCGCCCGCTCCGGCCTCTGGCGGGAAATGCACCGAATTATCAATGAAGTACGACCGGAATTCGCATTCCTGGAAAACTCACCTCTGCTTGTGGGAAGAGGACTTGCCAGAATCCTCGGTGACCTTGCCCGCATCGGGTATGATGCTGCATGGTGTGTGCTGGGAGCTGACGCCGTTGGATTACCCCATCGCCGCGCCAGATTATGGCTTCTTGCCCACCATGCGTGCATGTATCGCCAAATATGGACTGTGTTGGAAGAGAGCGGAGGAAGGCAAACCAAAAGGGAATTTGGAAGATTACCTGGCATATCTCTATGTCAGGAGCGGTGGGAAGCGAGTCAGGGGGATGTGTGTGTCAGCGTCTTTCGCCGCCCTGATGATGGGGTGGCCCCAGAAGTGGACGAGCTTAAAGCCCTTGGCAACGGGCAAGTTCCTGCAGTGGCGGCAACTGCATTCCGGGTTTTGCTTGGCAGATTCCAAGAAGGAAAGGAGGGGGAATGAAAGCCATTCTTGACGCCTGCTGCGGCTCCCGCATGTTCTGGTTTGACCGCCGCCATCCTGACGTGGTGTTCATGGACCGCCGGGAGGAAACACACACGCTTTGCGACGGGCGCACTCTGGAAATCAAGCCGGATGTCGTCGGAGACTTCCGGGCCATGCCTTTCAGTGACGGGGCGTTTCGCCTTGTCGTGTTCGACCCTCCGCACCTGATTCACGCCGGGGAATCGTCCTGGCTGGGCAAGAAGTACGGGAAACTGGACCGGAAGACATGGAGGGATGATTTGAAGGCCGGATTCCGGGAGTGTTTCCGGGTTTTGGAACCGGGCGGCGTTCTGGTGTTCAAATGGTGCGAGGATCAGGTTTCAACCGCAGAAGTGCTGAAACTGGCCAGCCATGAACCTTTGTTCGGGCACCGCCGCGGTAAGACGGTCTGGCTGGTCTTTATGAAATCTACAACCCCCAACTGACGCTTTTTTGATATGGAATACATGAACATCCCAACAGCCTTGTTTTCCAGCCCTGAATTCATCGGAGCTGAACCAATCCAGCGCGCTACATGGATTGCCCTGTTGGCGTGGTGCTGCACCCAAGAGAACGGCGGAATCATTGAGGGGTGCCGCTCCTGGGGCATGCGCCGCTGGATGCAGACCTGCGGGGTGATGGACAAGGAAGTCATGAACGGCGGGGAACTTTACCACTTCGACGGAGACAACCTTGTTGTTTTTGGCTACCCCGGAGGCGTACAAGAGCTTCTTGAGCGAAAGCGAGTTATTGCCCGCGAAAATGGCAAGCTCGGAGGGCGCCCCAAGAAAACCCATGTTGAAACCGACATGGAAACCGAAGAGAAACCTACGTTGGTTTCTGAATTAACCGACGTAGGAACCGAAATAGGAACCAATGTAGGGGCCAACATCCAAAACCGGAAGAAAGAAAGAAAGGAAGAAAGGAATATAGGGGGAGAAACTACTACGGTGGACAGTACACCGGGGGAAGAAGCGCCCGCTGCTCCTGTGCTGCCTGCCCAGTCTTTCCCGAACCGGGAACGCCTGAACGACGTCCGGGGGATGCGCTGCGCCGACAATCACGCGGATATGGGGGCTTCTCCCGGCGCCGCCAGGTTCATGGCTGCCTGTTTGGAAATTAACCCTTCATGGTCCCGGACAATGCCAACTGCCATTGAGCAGGCAGCCGCGCTTGAGGCTTACTGTTCCGCACAGGGCCGGGTGACGCCGCGGGATATGGAGATGTTGAGGGATTATTACGCGTCAGGACTGACGGAGGACTGCAAGAAGAAAGCTTTTTGGAGGCCGGACAGCCGCAAGAAGTTTTGGGAGTGCTTCGGCGACGTTTTGACGCATGCCGATAGGTGGGCGAAGGAAACACGCTGGAAGCCGGCATCCGCTCGGAAGAAGCCAAAACCCGAAGAACCACGGCAGCCGGAAGGGCCTGTTGTGGATGTCGTGGACGCCGCAGCAGAAATTGCATCTCTACGGGAGGAAATGGGAATAGGAGGTGACGAATGAAGCAGTCAGAGTTAAAATTGATGTCTATCATGTCCGCAGCCTTTTCACGGCTGAAAATGTCTCCGGTTCAGATCGCTATTCTTTCCTGTATCGGTCTTAATCCCGGCATTCGGTTCGGAGAAATTGTCAACCGCGTTTCCGTGTCTTCCAGCCGTTTGTGCTTTCATCTGAATACCCTTTGCGGTGCAGGAGACGTTTCTACCTCCCAATATGGAGGCAGATTCAAAAAAGGTTATTTCCTCACGGCACAAGGGCGTAAACGATTGGAAGACGCTATCACACGAACGATGAAAGATCATGTCTAAGAGAGATAAAACATCTATTGCCACAGAGAAGAAGAAGGAATTCGCCAGGCTCTTGGTTGAGTCAAAATTGTCCAAGGCGGACGCTTATCGTAAGGCCTACAATCGCAAGGATATGAGTAATGACGCAGCCAGCAAGGCGGCTTCTCGTTTGTCCAAAGATGGCGAAGTTTTGCGAATGATTGACGAATTGAACGCCCAGTTGGACAGATCAGCGGTTGCCACCAAGCAGGAATGCCTTGAGTTTCTTACTGCTGTGTTGCGTACACCAATTGGAGAAGTGGGCGAAGATTCTCCCTTATGCCAAGAGGTTGCCTACACGGATTCAGGAATGCGCAAGAAGATGCCCGGCAAGATTGAGGCGGTGAGGGAACTTTCCAAGCTGGCCGGTTACAATGAACCGGAACCGGTGGATGTACCAGGGCTTTCAAAGATTGCCGCAGTACTTGCCGGAACGAAACAGGAGCATCTTGTACATCCTGATAATGGTAAAGCCGCTCCGATTGAGTTTGATGGAATAGAGGCTCCCCAAGAAAATGAAGAACGCCGCCCGGGATTCCTGGACAACGTAGGGAATGAGCCGTTGGTTTAGTCAAGTTACGGTTGTATTCATCCTTCGTTACTTTGTTGTAATGATGGTACATGATTCGATGCGCTTTCAACGGAGGCGAGCTTTCTCCTACTTCCGCCGTCCGGGCAGACTTGGATAATTTTCACCGCGGGGCTTCCAGGATTGAGAATCTGGACCTGGGCCAGATGGGCGGCGTTTCCCGGCGCCGCGGGTTCCGGCGCGTGGCTGCTGCTTTGGAGGGTTCCGTGATTTTGCCTTATGTTTATTCAACTAATGACCGTTTTCTTGTGGAGGTGTCCCCTTCCCTGCTACGCGTGTTGTCCGCCGAGGGGGATGTGGTTGCCTCCCTGCCTTCCGTGTGGAGCCAGGACGATGTTTCCGCTTTGCGCCACAAACAGGTGAACAGCATGTTGTTTCTGGCCTGCCCTACGCATGAGCTGATGGTGCTGAGACGGGATGACGAGGGCATGTTTTCCCTGGCGCCCTATGAGTTTAAGGCCCGCCCCTGGCGGTATGAGGAGTTCCGGGATTTTCCGGTGCGCCTGACGCTGGATGAGGGGTGTTACAGGGTGTCTTTCGGGGAGCATGCATCCGATCCAGATGCGGCGGTGAATGAGGGGGATGTAATGCGCGTCCAGGTGACAGTGCCCCAGCAGACCGGGTACAACACAGGCGCCGTCATCCGCCAGGGCTGGGTAATTGCCAAGGCATTCACGGCGGCCAGCACTTTCACGGCTGGGAAAAAGCTCTGCCTCAATGAGGGGAGCTATTGGTCCTGGTGGACGTGCGACAGGGATTTTAACGGGGCGGAGGATTTTGTGGACGGCCTGACGTCTCCGGCGGATTATCCGGAGCATTTTCATAAGGGTGTGATTTGCCATTCCAATACGATTACCTGCAAGGGGACCTGGACGTTTTATTGTTATAAGGAGTGGTACGGCACGTATGCCGTGGAGCGGCGTTTCCCGAATGAGGATTGGCAACTGCTTGGTACGTCCAATTCCCCGGTGGGGGCCGCTTCCAATTTGCAGCTGACCGGGGACGAGGCGGGGGAGGAGTGTTATTTGCGCCTGATGTTGTATGAGTCCCAGCTTTCCAATGGTTCCGATCCCAGCCAGGGGTTTCCGGCTGATTCCTGCGGGAATAAGCTGGTGGTGGATGCTCACAATAAGGATGTGGTGCTGCGGCTGCATTCCCTGTCTACCAGCGACGTGCGCAAGTTGACGCTGCCTTTGGGGAGTGATTTTTGCGATTTTTTCGAGAAGAAGGGGCTTCCGGTTTTTTCCGCATTGTTGGTTGAAGGAGCCAAGGTGGACGGCGGGTTTGAGGTGTCCAGGGAGGGACGAACGCTGACGGTGAAGCCCGATGGGTTGACGACGGATGATGTCGGCGCCGGGAGCATGGTGCGCTTGGAATGGGAGCAGGCAGAGGTGAGTTTGGACCGGTTTGCGGAGGGGTCGATTGAGATGTATCGTTTTTTTCTTCCGGCGGGTACAGTCGTGTCGATGCAGGGGTTTGTCTGCGTTTATGCCGGGCAGACGATTCAGCTGAATTCAACGTTGAATGTGTGTTCTTTTTGCGAGGGCAACGGTGGTTCTTATTCGTTGATGCCTGTGTTTTCCACGATGGAGAAGGCATCTTTTACAGTGCCGGAGGACGGAGTTTATGTGGTGAGGATGGAGACCTGGCCCGGAGGGTCCGTCAGCCAACGGGCCAGAGCGCAGCTGGAGGCGCCTGCCTGCACGGCGTGGATGGAGGCAGAGGCTGCCGAGGTGACGACTTCCGCGGAGTATTCTCTTTGGGATAATATTTCCGCGGTTCCGGAGGGGGTTCCCCCGTCCGGGGAGTCGTTGATGTGGAGTTTCGCGGCGTTCCGGGGGGTGTACGGGTTTCCTTCCCTGGTGGATGTGTTTCAGCAGCGCCTGGTGTTGGCCGCTACGCAGGCCCAGCCGCAGACGGTGTGGTTGAGCAAGACGGATGACCTCAACAGTTTCGAGGTGGGGAAGCAGGATGATTCCGCGCTGGCTTTGACGTTGAGCACCACAACGCAGAACAGGATTTGCTGGCTGATGGCGCAGAGTTCCCGGCTGCTGCTGGGGACGGCGGACGCGGAGTGGGCGGTGTCCGGCGGCCAGGGGGTGATGACTTACTCCAATGCGCGGGCGGACAGCCACGGGTTTGTGGGGTCTTCCGATGTTCCGGCCCTGATGGCGACCGATAAGGTGCTGTATGTGGAGAGGGGCGGCGGACGGGTGTATCAGTACGGGTATGATTATGAGAGCGACGGGTTCGTGTCCCGCGATTTGACGGTGTTTGCCGATCATGTGCTGGCCGACGGCGGCGGGTGCCGGGGTGTTGCTTTTGTGCGCAAGCCGGAGCCGCGGGCGGTGTTTGTGCGCCGGGACGGGGTGCTGGCGCTGATGACTTATAATAGCATGCACCAGGTGCATGCCTGGCACCGGTACACGACAGATGGGGTGTTCGAAGGGGTAGCCGTTTTGCCCAATGGGGATCAGGCGGATTTGCTGTTTGCCCTGGTGTCGCGGGAGGATGGACGGTTTATTGAGGTGCTGGCGCCGGGTAATGAGTTTCAGGATCCGGGAGGCAGGGATTTTGTGTCTGTGCTGGAGACTAACGCCCTGATTTCTCTTGAAGCTGCTGGACGCCGCCAGCATAGCGGCGGAGTGATGTTTTTCTTTGGCTCTGATGCACTGGTGGATGGTGTTGAGGTAAGCATTGACGGAACCCGTTGGGATGTACTGGACCGTTCCCCGTCTTCGTTTTTAACAAGGGGATGGCATTCTCTAGTTGCTGATGGATGCTGGAATTACGATTCCATGGTGGGCATCCGCGTTTCCGGCAACCGCGATTTCAATTTATTAGCTATTCAGGCATAATGGATAATAATATAGAGATTCTGAAAGAACAGCTTTCCGACCGCGTGTGGAGGTTAAATCACTTGTACTGGATTATCAATAAAGAGGGCAAGATGCAAAGGTTCCAGTTGAATTGGGCCCAGCGGCGGCTTCATGAGCAGTTATGGTACAGGAATGACATTCTGAAAGCGCGCCAGCTGGGCATTTCCACGTATGTAGCCATGCTGATGCTGGATATGAGCCTGTTCCGGCCCAATTTCCATTGCGGTATCATTGATAAAACTTTGGTGGATGGAACAGGCAAGATTGGCAAAATTGAGTTGGCTTACAGGAGTTTGGACTATGTACCGGATGCTCCCACGGAAGAAGACCTTGCCCTGGCCGAATTAGGACGCCTCATCAAAGGGGAGATTCAAGTCAGGCCTTCCAAAACGACGGTGTCTTTTTCCAATGGGAGTAAAATTACAGCCGGCACATCTCTCCGCGGCGGCACATTTCAGTTTTTGCATGTCTCGGAACTTGGATACGTCGCGGCCCACGCCCCTCTGCGAGCCCGCGAGATTGTGACAGGGGCCATGAACGCCGTTTCCAAAGACGGCGTGATTGTCCGGGAATCCACCCATGAGGGAGGAAAGTTTGGCCTCAATTACGAGATGACCAAGGCGTCCATGGAGATGGTTGGCAAACCTCTTTCTTCCCTGGATTGGAAGTTTTTTTTCTTTCCCTGGTGGAAGAATCCGGAGTATTTCCTTGAAGCTGATGATGAACATGGATGCAGTTTCCCGGAGGATTTACAGAAGTATTTCGAGGATTTGAGGTTAAGGTGCGGCATTTCCCTGAATGATGCCCAGAAGCGTTGGTACGCCTCCCAATACAAGACATTTGGAGGATTGGTCCGTCAGGAATATCCTTCCACGCCGGAAGAGGCGTTTCAGGCATTGGTGGAGGGATCCATTTATGGTTCTTACATGGACGCATTACGTTCCAAGGGCCGACTATGCGCCGAGTTTGAAAAGGATGATCTGGCTCCCTATTATGTGTCCTGGGATATTGGCATGGCTGATTATATGGTTCTCTGGCTCTGGCAGGTGAGGGGAGACGGCAAGTTTTACGTGATGGATTGCCTGCAGGCCAATGAAAAGCCCTTGGAGTGGTATATCAATTTCATCCGCACGAAGTGGGAAGTGATGTTTGGCCCCATTTACAAACATCTGGTTCCCCACGACGCAGGGAGGAGAGATCCCCACGGGATTACCTTTGACGTGTATTTGAGGCGAGCAGGGTTCAATGTGTCCGTAGTGCCGCGCATTTCCGATGTGTGGAATGGTATTTTTGCGGTACGGCGCCTCCTGAATCATTGCATTTTTCACGAGCGATGCTCCCGGCCCCTGAAAATTGACGGAGTGGAATATATGTCTGGCGTAAATGCCCTGGAGAATTATCAGAAGGCCCCGGCAGGAGCACATGGTGTTGAACGGGATACCCCCCTGCATAATAGGTGTTCTCACGCCGCGGACGCATTCAGGACATTTGCGGAAGCTTATGAAAATGGACTTGTTGGAGCAGTTGGAGCTGTTGCCATGCCTGCCCAAGCGGTAGAATCACGCCAGACACGAGGACTTGCCATAGGCGCGGATGCACTCTTTTTCTAA